TCTTATATCTTCTATCATCGTTACCATCATCCCAAATAGCCATTTGCTTACGTTGTAAGTCCATGCTTGCGGCATCACGGGAATTTAATGCTTTGAGACCTCTTTGTTTGTCTCTTAACTCACGTTGTTTTATTGATTCAGCCATTAGTATCCTTTATATGCTTTAGCGGTATAGGTATCGCGGGAGTAGTAACTAAGAATTGATTTAAATATTGCTCTGCTTGCTTCTGTCAAGATAGCATCTCCAGTACTTAAACTTGCAATTAAGTTTTCTACTTCATTTCTGAAATTTCTTTTAATGTCAGCAAAGTTATCTGCCTCACGAAGTGAAGCATCATTAGCCAAAGATACAAACTGACGGACTCTTGATGTAACCATCGCTAGTCTTTGACGTGTTCCAACTGGCATATTAATAGATGAATCTTTAATCATCTCTTCAAGGTTAGACAACATATTTAGTTCTGTTGCCACCTCATTACCACCAGCCACAAGGGCTGCCTCTAGTAATGGATTAGATACCTTAAGTAAAGCACGCTGTCTTGTCGCTTCAGCAATCTTTGCTCTACGAGCACTAATGCTAGGTGTTGACTTTAAGAACTCTTTTTCTTCTTTAGCAATATCGTAATAGGCTTGCTTATCTTTAGCCACTAGAACATCTAGGTAATATCTTTCTAAAGACTTATCTTCAAGTAATCCTGCTGCCTCTAAATATGCATAGGTAGGGGCATCAAACTCTCCTGTGTGTGGTGCAACTATCCATGCTGCTTCACCATACTTTTTTATATTACTTTCATTTTGGATAGCCCAAGACTTAACAGCCTTAGTTTTTTGAATAACTACATTAGTAGTTTTCTCATTACGAGCAACTGTATAAATTAACTTACCTGGATTCTTACCTACAAATGTAGCAACCGCTAACTCATATGGGTCTTGAACATCACCCTTATACTTCTGAGTTACTGCATTAACTAGGTCATAAAACTCTGGGCGTAATCCTGTAATACCTACCTCTTTGAGGTAGTCTGGAACGTTAATACTTTCTTGAACTGATGGTGCAATTGGTGAGAACAAACCAATAATATTACGCATAACAACTACGTTATGTGCAGATATTCTAATTTGCTTTAAGTAGTTGTACTTATCCTCTGCTGATGCATTAGGGTCTAAGTACTTAGCCATCTGCTCATCAGTACTAAAGGCTTGATTGTAAGCAATAGCCTGCATAGCAGCAGTAGATTCTTGCCTATCCTTTTCATCTTTAGGTACTATTGAATACAGTTTTTGCAATGAAGAAGGAACTAAAGCACGTACTATATTCATACCATCACCCACATCACCAAGGGCGTAGTTATCTAATTCTTCTGATAACTCTTTTGTTTGTGGTACTTTACCTAATAAAGACTTCATAGTTAGCACGCTTAGTGCACCAATAGGTCCAGATAGTGTAGGCATACCAGCATCTGGGCTGAATGAAGGGTTAGCCAAGGTTAGTTTGAATGTAAATTCATTAAACTTTGGTTGCTTAAAACTCTGCTCACCTGGTCCTAATGCACGAACTGTAGCATCTACAACGCCAAATATAACGTTGTCTGTTGGCATCATAATGTATGGTTCGCCATTATTATCTTTATATACGCCACCTGCAGCATCTAAACCAAGGTGCATTAACCGCATACGATATACCACTCTAGGTGCTATATCCTTTAGGCGATAAATTCTGCGCCAGAAATCCTCAGTAGCACGGTAGTAGCGACCAGTATTACGGACTGCTACAGCAAAGTTAGTTCTAACATTAGGGTTATCAACAAACTTTAATACGGAATCTGCTGCTTCTTGAACAGATACTTCTGTTATAAGTTTTTGAGCATGCTGTCTTGTATCTTCTAGGATTGCTGATTTAACTCTATCTCCTAGAACTTTACCCTCATCTTCATACTCTTTTAGTTTGTCTAAGTAAAGTTTTGTAGCCATTTGCTTTTCTAGTGCAGCATAATTTTTACGTACATCTAAGTACTTAATCATTACCACTGGTTGACGCAGGATACCTGTTACTTGGTTATCCATTAATTCCATCATACCGTTGCCTAGTTTGGCATAGGCACTTTCCATATCAGAAATACCTGGGCCTTCAAGGGTAGTAAACAACTTACCTTTAGGTTGATAGCCTTTAGTTAACTCTTCAAACTCTTCAAATGTTATTCTTTGTGCTGCTTTTTGAGCCTTATTAGATATTCTATTTCCAGACTCTAACTCTTCTTTTACTATATCGTCGTAGGTAGATTTTAACTTATTAAACAATGCTTCATTAAATCCTGATGCACTACCGTGGAAAGTCTGACGCATATCTAGTAAAACACGGTCAATTAAGACCTCAGCAATTTCCATATCATCTAGTCCTTGCAGACGCAAAGCGCTAGTATGGGCTGTCATATTCAAAAAGTCTTTTAGTGCTTCTGGGTCTTTAACTGAGTGTGTAATTTTTACACCTAATGTAGGTATTACATCCTCATCAAATCTACCTAGTAAGTCTGTATTTTTTCTTAGACCTACGTTTTCTAATAGGTAAGTTTTAGCACCAGCAAAGTCACGCTCTGTTCTTAAACCCTTGCTTAATACAAACGCAGCAACTGGATTAAACTTATACTTCTCACTAATACCTTGAATCTTTCTAGTATTGCCGTAGAAGCGTTGCACAAAATTCTCAAAATGAACTAAAGAAACACCACGACCCGCAAGGGATTGAAGTGAAGCCAACTTCTCTGTATCTATTCTTTGACCAGTTTTACCTTTAGCCAAATCTGGGAAAAGACCTATGGCTATATCAAGGTTACTCATATTAACTAACTCTTCAGCAACCTCAGTTGACTGACGTCCAACAAGGCTTGCTCCTGCAGCAATAGACCTAGTACCTGCAGTTAGATATTGTGAGTTTAAAGTTAATCCTTGTATTAAAAACTGAACTTCATTATCATTTAGTTTACCAAGAAAGCCTTTGCGGTTGATTGCTTCAGTAATATATTGGGCTTGGGCTAACTTACGCTCTAAAGATGTTAGTTCTTCTGGCTCTTTGCCAACCGTATTAGCGTAATCGCTAATCATTGCTAGTCTTGCATCTTTGTCGTACATATCAGCAGGAGTTTTTCTGCCTAATTTTCTAGCAATCTTAACTCTTAACTGTTCACCACTCTTAGAACCAGAGTATGCAGCAGCAATTCTGCCCATTCTATGGCCTTTACGGTCTAAGTATTGGAATAAATCCTTAGCAGGTGCTGTCAAATAGTAAATAAAACCTTCATCAATGCTGCTTCGTATACCTAAACGTGGAAAAAGTGTAAACAAAGACCAGAAATTAACAATGCCAGTTGCTAATGCGCTACTTGTAGCGCCACCAAACATAGCGGAAACTAGTTTTCCCTTGTTTGCTTCATAAGAATACTGTGCTAGTTGTTGATAATCAAGGGTAGATATTGCACCACGCTCTTGGAATGGGTGAATAATACCTTCTGAATCAAATTTTACTGCATCACCATCTAGTTTAACACCAGCCTTGGATACAACATTTTCAAAACCTATAGGAACATCTAGTTTTTCAGTAACTGCTACACCAACTGAAGAGCCATATTTTTCTTCAAGGGTTTTTCTTATGTAATCTCTACCTTTTTCTGTGCCTTCAATTCCCAAACGTTGCATAATTGCAACATCAAGGCTACGAAGCATAGCAACTTGGTCATTTGCGCTAGAGTTAATAAACTTAACAGTTAGAGCCTCTGACAAATCCTTTGGCAATACCTGACGTGCTGTATCTCTAAAGACGTTTGCAGTTTTAATAGACTGGTTACTATCAGTAACATTAAGTTTAATCTCTTTATTTTGTGGAGTACGTGCTAAAAGAAGAGAAACTTTTTCTTTAAGATTCTTACGGGTAAATTTTGTAAAGTCTATTATTTCTGGACCTATTAATTCAGCCTCACGGGTAGCGCCTGCCTTAACAAGTGACTTTGATATTTCATCAACTGACTTAGCAATTTCTTTGGTAGTACCAGATGCAGGATTTAAGAAATTACTTAGTGCTTTTTGAGCACCAGTAGTTAACCTACGTTGGTTTCTTGCAGTGGCTATACCATTGCGGAAGAACTGAGCACCTTCAACTCTACCAGCCATAAACATAGATAGATTATCAACATTTGTAAAAACTGTTTGAGCACGGCTAGCATTGACAACATTGTTTCTTTCTAGGAAGTCAATGGCCTCATCGTTGTTATAACCAGGAAAACGTCTTTTAATATCATTACGTATTCCAATTTTAGCAATCTCATCTGGCTCGGCATTAAGTCTTTTAATTTCAGGACCTAGTTGGTCATCCCATAACTTAACTACATCTTTGTTGTCTCGGAATATATCTCTTACTCCAGCAACACCAAACTGCTCAATAGTCTTACGCATTTGAGTACCAGTTTGATTAGCCATACCAAGTACTCTGCCTTTAATAGCAGCGCTTACACCACCAGTAACATAAGTTAGTGGGTCAACTGCAATTTGATATATAAAATCTATAGGACCAGAAATGCCTTGTATGCCAGTAGCACGGCTAATATCTCTACCTGGAGATACTTGTGCATTCTTAACGCCATCCATTACTTGCTGAAATGCTTCTGGATTATTGTAGGCTTCTTCTAAAGCATCTAATAGTTTTGGATTTATTGCACCACTAGCAGCAATAATTTCTCCTGGCTTTTTACCAGCAATTAAACCTTTTGCTATCTCTACTTTTTCAACACCAAAATAATCCATAGCATTTGTTAATGCTCCTTGGTCATAAACTCTGCGACCATCCCAAGCATCACTAAATGACTCTTTAGTAAATAAACCTTCGCCTTGTGCAGCCTGACGGGCTAGTAGGTAGGGTGTATTAATTGCTCTATTGAAAACACCAGCAGCCTTAAACAATAAAACCAATGGACTCTTAAGAACTGTAAATCCAGTTTTTATTGCACCAGTAAGATAGTTACTAGCACCTGGTTCTGCTAATTGATAATCTGATTCTGGAAATAAAAACTTTAGTTTTTCTTGAGCACTAGGGTCTAGGTTCTGAAATTCTTTACGAGCAACATCAATAGGTAATTGATTTAGTTTTTTGTTTTTATCAACAGTCCAACCAAATTGCTCTAGTTGAGTTCCCTGTTCCATAGGAATATTTGCGGCTTTAGCAGCGGCATAAAGGTTTGGACTAGCCTTGGCTACTATTGGATTAAGACGATATGCCATTAGTACCCTTCGTCAAGTAAACTTCTATATATTAATTCTGCATCACCAGATGGGTCGTATGGGATTAAATTTCTAATTACTTCTTGAATTGTATATGAAGGATTAGGTAATGGTCGTTTTGCTTCTGAGCCAGGTCCATCACCTATATCAACTCCAGAGGTAATAGGTTCATTAGGACGTGCAGTAGGGGCTAACAATGGTGTTGGCATTTCCATTTGTGGAATTGGATTACCAGCCATAGGTGCTGCTACTTGATTGTCGTAGGTTTGTTGTCCTTGTCCATATGGTAATCCTGGAATGTAGGTTGCAGGTTGTGTTGGACCCCCGTCAGTACGTTGACTAAGAGAGCCAGGGCCTGATACTGGGGCTGGGTTATTCGGTTTTCTATATCCACCTTGCTGTGCCACACTTCCTCCTACTTAGTAAATTGTGTTTTAATGTTTGCGGTACCACCGCACCACACGTTATATTCAATTGCTATGTTAATTGCTTTTTTTACTGCGCCAGATGCTTTAGCGTGGGTTTTAACTTCAGACTCCATTGCTGCTAACGCACCAAGGGCTAATGTTCCACCAGAACCTATAGCATACAAACCTTTGTCATCCCTCATATATCCATAGTCATCGCTAACTTGGAATATCTTTCCATTAAAACAAACTAATGCGTCCCATCCAGAATCATCATCATTCTTTGTTTTAGGTGTTGGGTCATATCCACCATCTATTATAGTTTGTTTTATAGATGGCAATACCCTAATCATCATAAATCTATCTGGGTCTTGCGTCTTAATTACTTTAGGTGGTTGCCATAAGTTATTTAAGATATCTCCTACAATTGCATCACCTGCAACTGCAACTAGATACTCACCAACTTTAACTATCTTGTCGCAACCTTTGGCTACGTATGGTCTATCTTGGTAAGAGGTTACTGTATCTGCGCCAAGCACAGCCCAGCCTTTACCCTGAACACCAACTATTGCAGTCATAGTCCCCTTCTAACTTATCGTCTTACAACTGTCCTTGCACTTGCACTAGCCTGTCCGCCAGATGTTAAACTAGATAAAAGACTTTGTAATCCACCACCTTGTGCTGCAGCAGGTGAGATGCCTCCTACTGGTGCAGCGGGAGCAGGGGACGTTTGCTCAACCTGAGTAGCGCCAGCAGGAGGTAATTCTTCAGGTTTAAATATTTCCTCAATTGCGTCTTCAATTGCTACTCCCTTTTGACGGGCTTTAATTACATCAGCAATCTTCATAACAATATCGCTTGGGTCGCCACCTTGAGATGCAATCTGTGGAATTGCTTGCGTATAGGCTTGTAGTGAACCCATCAAAGAGTTACGCATCTCTTCAATTTCAATCTTCTCTTGTTCTTGAGTTACGTTAATACCAAATGGTAGTTCACGCATAACCATATCTTTAGAAATAATTTTAGCGCCTAATGCCTGTAGCATAAAGATAAGTCCCTGTGCTGGATTAAGTCCTGCCAACATTCCATAACGGACATCGGCTGAGTAATCTTGCTTAATATCTTTTGAAGGCTTGTAATCAATGCTATATGGAGAACCAGCATCTACGCCACGGACTGTTTTGTCAAAATCAAAGTATGTCTCATCAACTTCAAAACAGATTGAGATAACATCTTTAAGTGCTGAAGCAAAGATAGCCTGAGCGGATTTAACCTGTGTATCAAAACCACCCATAAGGGCTTGAACACCCTGACCAGTAATAATGCTTGCATCAAGATTACCAGTACGTGATTCTGGATAACGAGTTCCAGTTCTTAGTTCTTGCTGTAGTAATGTTTGTTCAGTAAATGCACCATTAGGTATAGGCAGTTCAACACGGCGAACACCTGCTGGGTTATTTGTGCGGATGATTGAATCTCCGCCAAACTCAATTTCTTGAACATCTTGCGGAACAACAATTGGTGATTGAACAGATTTCTCTGCTGCTTCCATCGCAAGTAATGCGAACCTATTACGAAGCAGTTGGATACCTAGAACATCATCAAACTGTCCACGCATTTCACCATCAACAGTTGGACGTCTAGCAACAACAACCATCATTTTACCAAGTGGATTAACCGCTTGAGATAGAACTAGGTTATTACGGCTAGGTATATAAATTAATGATTGGTCTTTATCGTAATAACGAACAAAGTCAACCGTTGCATTTAAGTCCTGGCGATAGCCTTCTCTACCCAGAAGTTGCATTTCATACTCTGGGAATTGAGATACCAATTCTGCAATTGATAGTGAGTATCTTTTAGCGAAGGCAATGCAGCGTCCGTAGCGGTCAAACTCTGGGTAAGCCCCTATTGGACTTTCTACTCTAATACGCGGCAGCCCTGCCTCTTCGTCTAATTCAATTATGAATGGGACGAAACCGAATGTGATGTAGTGGTCTGCACCTGTGTACATCTGTACTTGTAAATCTGAGTGAGCAAAATAATTAGCGGCAATACGAGTACGCTTATCAGCAAAAGAACGAGCACGGTCGCTGACCTGATTAGCGGCCGAGCAGTTAACTGCAGGAAGTGGTGCCATAACCTCTGACAGGTCTCTGGCAACGATATCAATAAAATTTGCAACGACATTTGCGTCTACACCCTCTGGAAAAAACTCTGGATAGACAGATGCAATCTTGCCTTTACGGACAGCAAGAACATCTTGTGCTCTAGCATCTTGGTCGGCAGCACGATGTTTAAGAGAGTCAACTCTCGCTGCAATTTGTTCAATACTTAGCAATTAACTACCTACCCTTATTTGTATTGTTCAGGAAATGTTTCTCTTCTTAGTTTTGCAATAAACTCAGCAGAGGCTCTTCCACCTCTTGCTTCTAGTTCTCGTTCTCTTTTTTGTTCAGCACCACGGATTTGATAAGTCTTTTGTTTAGGACTCATTGGTTTTTTCTTTGTAGCCTTTTTAACAGCCTTAACAATTTTTTTAGGATTAGGCATTACCAACCACTTTCCTTAAGATAATTTAAATATCTACGTTTTTGGTCTGGTGTCATATTTTTCATTTTATTTGCAATATTTTTATTTCTTGCCTTAAGACCTTCTGCAGCACGTCTATCTGCTTCTCTACGTTGTGCAAATTCCATTGCTTGTTTTCTAGCAATTTCATTTCTTTCTTGAAAAGAAAGTTCTTTAGCACGTTCTACAACTTGTTCGTCTAGTCTTTCACGAGGAGACTTTACATCCATACCATACTTAGTTTTACCAGCAGACTCTTCACGCTGCGCTCTTTTAATTTGTACTCTTGCTTCAAAACGTTTTCTATCAGCAGGGTCCATCTTCTTTAGCATGCCTGCTAGTTTTTCTTTTCTTGCTTGTTTTTCCAAACGTTTTGCTGCTACTTCTTCAACTTCAGAACGTTTAGCAATGCTCTTACCTCTAGTTAAAAAAACTTCTTTTTTGGCTGGCTTAGTTGCTTTAGGCTTTGGTGGGTTACTTAATTTCATACGTCTTTCATATTCAGAAAGACGTTTACCACGTTTAATATCTTCAATATTACGGGCACGACCAAAATTACTTTTAGTAACTGGTTGCTTTATTCTAACTGTACTTGCTTCTTCTGGTGTTAAACCAGTTCTTTTATTAATTTTTCTACTTGTGTTACCACTGCCACGAACTTGTTCTCTAGCAACTTTACGGGCTTGACCAGCAGGAATCTTGGCTACTTTTTTCTTAGCCGCCTGAGCAGCACGGATTGCTTTAGCGATTTTACTTGGGTCAATAGGCATTATCTACCCATATTTCTATAAACTTTACCTACAAACTTTGCACCTTTTTTAGCAATACCACCTACTGCACGGGCAGCCTTACCATAAGGAACTGCATATAAAGCAGCATCAGCAACAGTCTTAGGAATAAATACATCGGAAAGTATTGGGGCAACTGGTGAAGTTTTTGATTTCTTAAAAGTACCAGGTGCCATCTTCTTAGACTTAGCCATTTACTTACCCCGCATCGGATTAGAATTAATTTTTATTACACGTTTTTCATTTGAATTTGTTTTAGGATTTATTGGTTTTTTATTAATAACTCGGACAGAACCTTTTTGAAAAATATCTATTCGTTCTGCTTTAGATTCAGCACGATATCGTTTATCGTCTTTAGCATTTTTAGATTTTTGTTTCATTTTTCTAACTGTCGAAATAGGAGGTGTTTTTGCAGATGCTTTTTTAACAGCCTTAATAATTTTCTTTGGGTTTGGCATATCTTGTCCTTATCCGTATATATCCTGCCATTGCTCTGCAAAGGCTTCGTCTAAATTAACTGAGAATCTTCTATCCTTCTGCGCTCTGGTTGCCCAGCGGTTATTGGCATACCTGCTTATGTTGCCAGTCTGTTGCATAAATTCCCTTGCTCTAAGCACGGTGAACCACAACGCCATAACACAGTCAGTCTTACCACGGGTATTAGGCTTCCAAGTTATTAACTGTTGGACTAGTGCCTTCATACCCTCTGAGTGTTCCGTAGAAGGAAACTCAATAACGTTATTCTTTTGGAACTTCTCATCTCTAAGAGTTCCCATTAGCATAGACATACCTGCTACACCAAAGTTAGAATCCCATTTGTTCTTACCAGTAAAGTGAGACTCTAATCTACACCCATACGCAGCAAGCCAATTTCTTAAATCATCATCTAATGAGTAAGCCTTTTGGTGAGCGTTAATCTCAACTCGTAATTCTTGTGGTCTGTATTTATCAACCAATTGCTCAATGGCTTCTTGAATCTTTTGTGGTGTTGGGTCTGACATATTTACGCAGTCAAGAACATATATTCTGCTATCACGTCTGTTATAGGTAGTCACCACAAACGCGGCATTCCCGCCCATTGCGGGGTCAAACCCTATTATTGTATACCCCTCAATGTGCTGGGGATGTCCCACGGCACCCGCTTTCAGCGGGCCGCGTTTGCGTTGTCCATTTACACAACCTTGAACAATCGCTGGAGGAAATATATTATCTTCAGAAACATCTTCTTGTTGGTACACCAACGCCCATGTTGATGGTGTTACCTCACTACGTCTTTTGGCTAATGCCTTGCCGTCCCATTTCGGGAAGAATCCTTCTTCGTCAGGAACATCAGAATCCCCATCCCAGGGAGCATCCGACTTAGGCCAGAGCGTTTTCCAGTCTTTCGTGCTTTCCGCATATTCCAATACAGCAGGCATACCCATATAAGTAAAAGGGCTTTTACCACCAGACCAGTGTTTGGCTTCCCTGAGTTCTTTGTAAAAATCTTGCGGAGCAATTCGTGTCCCTACGATTAGTAACTTACCATTTTTACCCAAGCGGGTAATAACTTCTTTTTGTAGCCAGTTGATTTGTTTTTCATACTCGTGTGCGTTGGCTGTAGTAATGCAGTCATCAAGAATGATGAGGTCAGCACGGGCACCGTAAATCTGTCCACCCATACCAAGTGCTTGGATGGTTGGGTCTTTCTCACTTGAATTTCGGGCATCGCCCCCAAGGTAAACGGTATCAACTCGCCAAGTATCTGAGTCTTCCTTCCAACCCCCCTCTGGTCCAAAAGTTGTTTGCAACTTTAACCATCTTGGGTGGGAGAGTCTCTGCTTGATTGCGTACACGAACTCGCGTGCTTTGATAAGCGTTTTTGAAACCACTATGATGCGGACATTTGGATTGAGGGCGATACGATATGTGGAGTAGTTTACGGTTATGACTGTGCTCTTGGCGTGCTCAGGTGGCACGTTAATTAGCAGACGTGTTGGGTCAGCCTTTTCGTAAACCATACTAGGGTGCAGCCAAGAAGGCTCTCTATCCTCTAGTAGGTCAATCCAATCCATATGGTGAGGGAACACCCTCTGGTTTAAAAATATCTCGGAGAACTTAGGGAAATCTATTTCTTCTTTTGGGATACCCAGAGAGGCAAGGGAAGCATCCTTTGCGGTCTCCTTAGCCTCGGCTAGGTCTGAGGCAAACTTCTTATCTCGTAGGCACCAGATTCTTACAGTGTCGGGTTTCTTTCCGCATATCTCCATAGCCTTATGGACAGAGTGGCCTTCGGCCACCAAGGCTAGAACCTTTGCCTTTGCTGCTGCCATAGCCAGCGTTTTTGGGTTAGTAGTACCCTTGTTAAAAGTCATTAGTCCTGTCCCGTTTTCATTCTGTTACAGTCTGTTAGTAACAGGTAGTAGATACAGTCTGTAACGCAAGTTCCTGAAGAACTTGCTACTGTAAAAAATAAATAGTCTCTATATAGTATTAATCCGTCCAACAGGCCAAAACGGACGTTTTTGGCCTAACTATTTTTTAAAGCCTGCCCAAAAATAGTACAAAATAGGACATACTGGGACAGTGGTAGGGGATATACTTTGTACGGAAAAATCTTTTTGGTAGATACATATACTGCTTCTACTCTCCATTAAACATCCTGGGGTCAATATGAGTTGACCCTAGTCTGCTACCGCTACCTATTATACTGATTAGTAGCGTGCTGATAGGAGGACAGTCTTCGGCGC